CTGCATACAAAACGTAGGCTGTGATTGAACCAAAAATTCCCCACAGAGATAAGGAAAATTCTCGCTCCGCGCCATCCAGCGCTTGGGGCCTTACTTTGCCACCCATTGTTGTCCAGGCACTTCCTGGATAAGCCCGCTTCGGACACGGAAACCTATATACATTATTAAACATAGGAAAAAATACAGTTATTTATGCATGTGTACAAAATATGCAAACGAACAAACGCAAAATTATAAAATATATACAATTAAATATACAAACATGTAAATATAAAGCCTTTTATGTACAATTTATGGTATCCAATACATTTACAAAGAATCGGGATTACCTTGCGGTGCACCCAAGTACTTTTCCTTCCACATAGCGACACGTTCGTCAAATGTGAAGGCAACTGCCGGCGGAACAAAGTCCAACACCCGTACACACAGTTCTTTCATTTTGGGCTGATCCTTCTCAAACTCCTGGCGCCCATGAGCAAACAATTCATGCATATATGTTTCAACACACGAAATTGCTACCGTTTCAGGAGTTTCTGTCTTTGACTTAAGGTTAACGAGAAGTGGTTTGTACATGGAACTCTTAGAAAGCTTTCCAATGCGACAACCAATCTCAGGGATATAATTCGAATGCCGTTTCAAGAAATCAGCATCATCAACGTCCATATCATCCTCAACCTTATCTGTCTTATTCGGGTCAGTGATCTTCATTCCGTGTTCTGCCAAAAACTCCTTGAAAACACGAAAATTAAATCGTTCCCGATACTGCGTGGCAACACTCCCCTTGAAGTCATCACCATATGTCATCGCCGCTACTGCTTCCCTAAAGTCCTCCACTTCAGGACAGGCATTGAAGAAACCCATGCGCACGTACAAAGAATTGGCAACACTATTGATGTTCACAGTAATGTTATTCCCAGACGTGTTCATGTTGTAAGCCATAATCATTGTTCCATTATAATCGATCAATGGATGGATAATGTCCGCGATCATTGCGTTCATTATCTTAAGATCATACTCACTATAGTTACAGACTTCCGCAATGTCAATGAATGACTGCAGTACAGCGTAGGTCATTTGGGAATTCATCCGCACATCGTACTTTGAATAATCCCATGCAACTACTCTTCCATCCTTTGCAAACTTCTCAGCATGTGCCATAAGTGCTTCCCACTGAGGGGAAAAAGCATTCACGCCAACTGCTGATTCAGACAGTTCAGGACATAGCGACAAAATCCGAGCAATGGGTAAAAACCATTTCCTTATACCCATGCCGAGGGCAAGAGCTACTGCTTGAAAGACACGTACCTTCTCGGAGTCTACGTTAGTAGGTTCATCCTTGAGGGTAGCGGTTGTGACGGGATAGGCTCGCTCACCTCTCTCCCAACACTTGACACAGCGCTCATATTCCTCTATAATATCATCGTCCGGTATACGATCTTCGCAAAATTCTCCTATCATCACATATTTGAATTTTCGCTTCTTCGGACCAAACACAGGATAACCCATGCTGGTGTTCATTGGAATCGCATCGATAAATCGCTTTCCCGGAATCCCCATGATGACCTCTTTCATTGTCAAAGGTCGAACCTCCTCCTTCTCGTTCATTTCTTTGGCAAATTTTAAGATGGGTTTCAACCAATCCTGAGGTGCACGCTGCAAAAGAGCAGGCACAAACATCTCAGAGGGGTTGATAATGTGCTCGAGGGTCGCATTAAAAGCTTTCCAGTTCGGTTTTAGTCGCGGGGCACCCCAACAATTTTCAATCCTAAAGAGGTCTTCAGTGTCCTTTCGAAGAATCGACTCAACAACTTTGCTTTTTGCTTCTGCTCGCAAGCGAGTAGAACCTAAAACGTCAATTGCAGCATTTTCGTCCAATTCCCTAATAAATTTCGAATTAGGATGGACTTCAGAAGATTCGATAACACGCTTTCCGTACTGCGTGTCAGGAATCTTAGTCGCGGCGGCTATTCCTCGAATTCCTGGCAATGCCAAGAGTTTATCACGCAACTCTATGGCTTGCCCTTGTGTCACCGTCATCATGACGCCATACTTCTTTTTCGGATTACCTCCAATGTGAAAGCCAGCAACAACAGGTTGTTTGCCACCAGTCACGAGCATCGACATACAAGTACCATTCGATGCTTTCTCAGTAGTATAACATCCGCCTTTCATAGACAAATATTTATGTCCATAATCACCATGCTCAACTGTCATCTTTTCCTGATCCAGCTTGCAATCCTTGTCACGCATCATCATAGTGCATACAGATACACCAGTGATGGGTGAAAGCGGCAAAAACTTCTTCAAATTATTTGTGATGTCGGGAAACGCTCAACAAAACACTCTACCATGTCCAAACCTTTCAGGTACACGGCATTGTGGTCCAATTGAGCAATGAACTTAAACTTGCTGGTTTTCTTGTCTTCAGAGCGGAAAACCTCTCCTCGTACATATTCAACAGGTTTAGTGTTCATGTCGGAATTAGGGTAAAAAATGTGCAGTGGAAACCAAACATACCCTTTTTCTGGATAAATGATGTTACAACCAGTTTCAGAACCATCAGATCGTGTAAAATGACACCAACCCTGGTTCTTTTCCCCTGTCTTCAAAACGTGTTCGGGAATAGCTCCCTTCACTGAAGACTCAGACCTCCATCCAATCTGTTTCATCATATATCCAAACCATCCGGGTTGACTTTCAATTTGCTCTGGCGTTAACGCCGCGGGTTCAGTCTTAAGACGGTTATTATTCCACATTTTGATGAGCTTTACTCCCACAGACAAGGTCGCTACGAATAGGACCCCCTTAGGGAATGCTCCATCACGCACATGCTTGGCATAATCAGGCAACGCATCACGTTTCTTTGCATATGCATCCTGAATTTGCTTCAATCGTACTTGGTGCCAGAAGAATCCAAGCACCGCAGTGGACCAAAGTGAAGCAACACCAGAGGCTCCAACAGCTTTATTGCGTTTAACAAGTCCATAACCGCACAAAGACATTCCAATCATCCCTGCAATCCGAAGAGGGCGACGAATGTCATAATAAGCTGCAGCACTCTGCCAAGCTAAAACCGAACGTTGGAAAGTTGAAGTCTGAAACAACCAGTCCGGTGTAATTGCGACAAGTAATGGCGTTCCTTTTTCATTCATTTCTTGCTGTATTTCCTTAGCAAGTTGGTTAGTAGCCATTTTTCGAATTGGTGAAAATCCGACACACCAATTTATCATGTCAATAGGTCGAGTCCACGATTTAAC